CACGTCGTGCCAAGTGTCCAGCGGCCCCGCGTCGATGGCTCGGGATGACCCGTCCTCGTTCCATGCCCTGACCACAAACCAGAAGTGCGGGCTGGAAGCCTGACAGTCTACGGTCAGAAACTTGATCGCCTTTTCGGGAACGCCTTCGGTCCCGGCGACGATCAATTCCTCTCGCTGTCGGGGCGCGGCTTGGTTTTCCCATGGTTCGCTCAAATTGCCGTTGATGAAGCCTTGAAGCCCGATAAGGGATTCCTGGGCCTCCAAGAACTGGACCGCCAGATGCCCCCATGTACATTTGCGATCCGGGCTGTAAAGGCTCGACAGATGGTAAGATCGGACCCCGGGCAACGAACCCTTGTTTTCTGGGATCCATTGGCCGTGCCGGAGACTTGCGACCTTTTGGGAGTCGGTGATGGCCCCCTTGCAAAGTTGACACTCGTAGCGGGCGGATCCACGGACCCGGCCGAAGTCCCATTTGCCGTCTTCCAGTTTGGCGCTCTCGTCCCACTTGACCTGCTTCCACTCCAGCCGGATGAGGGCCTTGCAATTTGGGCAGGGCAGGTAATACCGGCGCTGGTCGCCTCGAAGGAACCGCTGCCAGATTCGGCCCTCGGTGGTTGTCGGGGTCGAGGTAAGAAAAAGTTTTGACGACGAGAACGCCTTGAGGCGCTGCTCGGCCAAGTCCAGCGCGTCGGCTTCTCGGTCCGAAGCTTGGGCGAACTTGTCAACCTCGTCGGCTACCAGCACGCGGACGGGTCGTGAGGCTAGATTGGCCGGTGAATTTGACCCAACAAAAGTCAGCGTCGAGCGGTCAAAATGCTGTTCGAGGTGGGTCAGCTTGTCCTTGTCGCTCGGAAAATGCGCGACCATGGCCGGGCAGTCTTCGAGCATCGGCATCCATCGAGACTTAGAGAACGACCGGGCTAGGCCTTCGGTGGGCATCAACCAAAGCGCCGGGCTTGGCTCGTTGTCGATCAACCACGCGAGGCCAGCCATTAGGGTCGTGGTTTTGCTGGTCTGAGATCCCCAGCACAGCGTCATCTCGACCACGCCTGAGTCTTTCCAACATTCGAGCGGTTCCTTGACGTAGGGTCGAACGCTGGTCGAGTACGGTCCCGGATGCTCCGTCTGCCTTGCGGTCAGTTTGAGATTGGCCTCGGCCCATTGGACCACGGTTTGCCGCGGTGTCGGGCGGTACAAGCCCCGGCGGAACTCCAAAAGGTCTCGTTGTAAGTCGGTCATTTTTCTTCGTTAAATATGGGTTGTAACCGATATTTTCTTTGGTATAAAACTCCCATGGAAACGAAGTTATCGAAGTTGCTGGCAATGATGAACGCCAACCAATGGGACGAAGCGCTGAAGTTTGCCGGCAAGTTTCCAATGCTTGGCGAGGAAAAGCGGGCGATTACTCGGGCAAGGGAGGCTTTAATTCGCCCGGAGTTTTTTCTCCAGCTTGGCCGTGATGTTGATGCGATCATTGCGGAAGGGCGGCAAGCTCTGGTTCGCCGCTATCGGAAGGCATAATCTCGTCGGGTATTTCTACCACACCGCAGCGGGCAGCCGCTTTTTTGCCGTCGCCCTTCACAAAAATCAAAACGTTCTGGTGCGTTTTGCCAAGCTTCCTTGAAGCGCTGAATTGCTTTCCAGCCCGAATCGGCAGTGACCCGACGCAAGTCACTAGGATGGCCTCGTTGTAGTATTCTAGCCCGGCGTCTCGAAACGCCTGGACGGTGTCTCCAATAAAATCGACGTAGTTGCCTTTTTTGTCTCGCACCTCGCCAACCACGCAGACAGCAAACGAATGCGGGACGAGCAGGGAGCAAGACTTGGCAATAATTTCACGGTAGGCGGAAACAAAATCGACATAGCCCAACGTGCTGAGGTCGGCCGGGTCATCCGAGTAGACTTCAAGGTCCGCATAGGGCGGGCAGGTTATCAGCATATCGGCTTGCAGGTCGCCACACGTTTCATTGATGCGCCGGCTGTCACCGTGAACCCACACAGGCGGCATCGGGTCGTTTTCGCAAATCTGTTTTGCCTGGTCCCGATTGGCTGAAACCTGCTCTATGCGAAGCTCATGCCCAACGTAACGACGGCCGAGCTTGGATGCCACGATGCCACGGACGCTGCCTCCTGCAAATGGGTCCACAATGGTCCCGCCTAAGGGGCAAAACCAGCAATACGAAAGCTCGCAAAGCACCGGGTCAAAAATTGATGTGTTTCCAACGCTTTCTTTGTAAATAAGCTGACCCGTTTTATGATCTGTTCCAATGCATTGTTTTCCATACGCTGACTTTTCTGATTTCTTTCCAACCAACTCTTCATCTCTTCCTAGTTCACTTTTAATTCCTAATTGAAGCCATTTCTTTTTACAATCCTGCCACCAACCTTCTCTAGCGTTAAAAACTGAAAAAGGCGGAATGCCAAATTTTTTTGAAAGGCTTCCGGATGATTTTTCGATTTCTGCTGTGTTGGTTTCTGTGTCAGCCAGCAGCGCGGCAAAGTCCTCCTCAGAGAATCCAGTCAGACTAATATCAAACCCATCTTCCTTGAGAATGTCTAACTCGGCCTTGAGCATGGCATCGTCCCACCCCGCGTTGAGCGCGAGCTTGTTGTCAGCAATGACGTAGGCCCGGACCTGCGCGGGCGAAAGGTGGCCAAGTCGGATGCACGGCACTGTCTCTATGCCGAGCTTTCTTGCAGCCATGACTCGGCCGTGGCCGGCAACAATAGTCCCGCGGGTGTCGATGAGAACCGGGTTGGTCCATCCAAATTCCACCATGGAGGCAGCAATCTGGGCGACCTGTTCGGCGGAATGCGTTCGGCTGTTGGTGGCGTAGGGAATCAGGTCATCGACCTTGATCTCTTCAATTTTTGGTTGGGGTTTCTTCATTTCCAGGGATCGGTTTGTTGCAAGGTGGCAAGTGCGACTTCCTGAACCCAGCGGTCCAGTTCCTTTTCTGCGTGCTCGGGGTCGTGCGGCGCGATCCGGCCGGCGAGTTGTTTGGGCATTGATCGCAGCAAGGTTGCGACCGCTCCGTCGTGTTCCTGCATGACCTTTCGGACCCAATCACCGGAGACGAGCGTTCGTTCCCTTTCGGCTAACGTTAGCACCTCCTCCCGGGCGGCGGTTAGGTTGCGGGCTGCGCTGTTGTGGATCTGAACCAGTCGGCCGGCGTCGGGCTGTCCGGCTTTAAGCGCCCGCACTGACAAAGCGTAGGCGGCTTTCTCAATGCCTTTTTGCCGTTCGTAGGAGCCCGCTGGTGTGTCCGCGGAGATCAACGATGGGTCGGTGGGTGCTTGGGCCTCGGGCGGTCGGTACGGTCCCGGTTCAACGGATGATCCCGAAGCAGATTTCGGGATGATCCCCGGGCGCTTTTGTGCCCCCATGCCCCGCCATGAGTCCGCGGCTTCGGGCGAGGTCAACGGCATTCCGGCCTTCACAAGCTGGGAGACCCGGCCCTTGGTCAGACCGCTGTGGTTGACGTAATCGGTCTGAGTCATCGCAGCGTCTCGGGTAGGTTCTCGGGCTTTTCGTGCATGATGTCCCGGATGCCTACGGCAATGGTCCGCAGCACCGGGGCATTCGGCTTGGCGTTCGGAGAATGCTGGAGAGCGAATTGTTCCGGTGTCATGGCCTTAGCTCGAATGCGTGAAACTGCCCATTTAATGAGGTGGTGACCGATGTTGAGGGCAACATATTTAGCGGCGGTTGTCATGGGAGTTTACAGAGTTTAGGAAAGTTTACGCTCGGCGGCTCATCGGTCTGCTTTGGCCCCTGCGTGCAAGGTTTTGGCTGGGAGGGTTCCCATCCGGGGGGTGGTGCCTGCCTTTGAATGCCCCGCCGCGTGCGCTGCTGCCCCGCTGGCGCGTTTTGATTGCTCTTTGGTGTCCTTACCCTTGCCGGTGCTTGTTGCGGCCTTCTGGGCAAGCCAGAGCGTCTTACCGTGGGCAATTATTGCCGGCACCTTAACGATTGAGGATTGAACGGCCCTTGCAATCTCGGCGTGGGTCGATCCGTTGTCCCGCATCAAGTAGGCTCTGAGGCATGAATAGCTCTCGATTGGCTTGGTGTAGGTCGCCCGGGTTGCCTGGAGCTTCGGGATGGGTCGGCCAGTGGCGTCGAACTGGGTGCCATGCGGGTAGGACATAAGGCCACGTCGTAGCCCATAGGCCACTAGGTCGTCGGCCTCGGCTAGTGCCTTGGCTGCATCGGCAAACCCGGGCTTGATCTCACCGGGCTGCACCTTGTTGGTCAGATAGTATTTGTTTCTCATAATCAGAAAGGCACCCCGTCGTTGTCGTCGAAGTCGGGCTGGACCTTAGCGGTCGGCTTTGGCTCGGGCTTTGCGTCTGAGCCTCGGTTGATCTTCTTGTAGTTGCCGACAATGACGCCCTTCTCGCCCTTCTCTCGGGCTTCCTTGGACGTGCCTTGTGACACAAACCCGTCGTTGCCGTACTGGTCAACGCCCTGCTTGTTTGGGATTAAGACAAGGTCGGCGTAGATGCCTTTCGTGCCCTTGAAAAAGTGGGCCTTGTCCAGTTTGGTGACGTCTATTTTTGCGATGATCATGTGGTTTTGATGACGATTTGTCGGGTTGTTTCTCTCATTCTGCGGAGCATTGGCTCACCGATATCGGGTCCGATGCGGAGTTGTTTGACGAGTGCGGCCCCGTCGAGATTGGTGGTTACCACGATTTGACGGTTGTGTCGGTAGCGTCCGTCCAGAACGTCAAACCAGATACCAACGGTGGCCGGCGTCCAAGGCGCTTTGCCAAGGTCGTCGATGAAAAGCACGTCGGACTTGATGAGCCGATCCACAAACTCTGTCAGGGTGAAATTGCCGCCCGCGTCCCGGGCTTGGCGGTCAAACTCACCGGATGCCATGGCCCGGATGCGTTTGCCTTCCTCGAATGATCGACGGAGTAATCGCCAGACCGCCCGGGTTTTGCCGTGCCCGGACTTGCCTCGGACGATCAACCCTTGGCTTCCAAGGTCGTGCTCAATGACTTGCTGGAGAACCGGAAACTCAGTGAGGAGCCGGGCAGTGTCGGTCCTGCCTCCTTCCTCGATGGTTTTGAACTCGCTTGGGCAAAGGTTATCCCAGGCTTCTCGGCGGGCTCTTTGGCGTTCGCTCTGGTCGTGCTTCCATTCCTTTTCGCGTTCGATACTTTGGCGGTTGATGATGCACGGGTCGCAATAGCGGGCTTTGAACAGCACCTTGCCTGAATCAAACGGTGACCGCATAACGGCGGCTTGAAAGCTCTGAAGGCAGTTTGGGCACTCGGAAGGCACCCGCTCAATGTCGTCGATAGTTTCCATGGTCAGAACTCGGCGTTTTCGGCGGTTGCGGTTGAGTAGCGATTGTCCCCTAGGCTAAGGCTTTGTGATCGTTCCTTCCACCGGATTGACCACCCAGCTAATGCGCTTGGCCATGACTTCATTGGTGACTTTCCAACCTTCCACCCGTTTGAGGTATAGTGGGCAACGAACTTGTCTACCTCGATGGAAGGCAAACCGATCTTTGCGGCTTCAAGATCCAACTGTTCACGGGTTGGAGGAACGAATCGAACGCGTGGCGCGGATGCGCCATCTCCTTCCTTTCCTTTCCCTTCCTTATTCCCTTCCCTTCCCTTCCCTTCCCCTTGACCCGCGTGGTCGTCGCGTGCCTCACGCGTGGCGCACGCGTCAATTTCCTCGGTATTTGCCCCATTTTCCGCAAAATCTGGCAAAACGGAGTCGGATTCTCGGTTGTTGATGACTTGGTGCTTGGAAAAGCTCGGAATCCATCCAAACCACGCGTCGTTCACGCGATACTTTAGAACAAAACCACGCGTGGTCAACGCGTGGAGCACGCGTGAAAAGTCGATGGCGTCGTATGGGAGAATCTGAACTCCGATGCGTCTAGGTTCCCATTTAAATCTGCCTTCTCGGTCAGCCACGCACCACAGCCCGGCAAATGCGATGCGGATGGGTAACTTAGTTTCCTGCTCTGCCTCAAAGAGTCCTTCGTGCGTAAAAAACTCCGGTTTGATGGTTCGGATTCTCATGCTGCGGCCCTCATTTCTGACACGTCAGAGTTTTGGGTAAGTTGCGCGGTGATTAGGGCTCGGGAGAACCCACAGGGGACTGCGTTTCCGATCTGTTTGACCTGCTCGGTCTTGGTTCCTGTGAATTGGTATCCATCGGGAAAACCTTGTGCGGCCGCCAACTCTTTTGGCTGAAGCATTCGGAATCCAATTCGGTTTTGGTCAGTTTGAAGCAGTCCAAAGCGGTCGTGGCAGGTTACCGTAGGCAAAGGGTCGGTCACGGGCCTGGCTTGACCAGTCCCGTAGTATTCCAAGATCAACGCAATGGCCCCTGATGTCGCCACGGTCGGACAAGGCATCGTTGCCGGCCTAAGGTTTCCCCCTCCATGCTGAGGCAAAAGGTAAGCAACTCCCATCGCCCCGCCTCGGGCGCAAGTCACGGTTGGCAATGGTGCGTCTGCCGATAGGCTGCGGCCACCGTGTTCCATTGCAATGATGACCGGGCCTCCACCGTACCGGGCAAGGCCCTCGCGGATCCGTTTCATGGTCTTTGGCGCCAGCGGCCGTTTGCGGTCAGCGATCACTTGGGTCGGAATTGACCAGTCGATGACGGAATCCGCGGCAGACTTCCAACGCGGTCTCGAAAACAGATCCGCTTCCTTCGAGTGGGTTGGGTCAGGCCAGATAATTTTTCGGCGACCGCGGACAGCTTGAACAAACAACCTTCGGCGGGTTGTTGGATCACCAAAGTCTGCTGCACAGAGAATCCGATGGTCGACCGTGTATCCGATGGACCTCATAGCGAGAACCCATGCCTTGAATGTTTCGCCTTTGCGGCTCTGTAACGGTTTGCCGTCACTTCCGAGAGGCCCCCATTCCTCAAACTCTGGGACATTCTCGACCATGACGATTGAGGGTCTTAGCGCCTCGGCCCAACGAGCAACGCACCAAGCCGTTGCCCTGCTTTGGTCCAGCATGGGTTTTCCCCCTCGGGCTCTGCTGTGGTGAGTGCATTCTGGGCTTGCCCAAAGAATGTCCAGTTCGTCTTCCTTGAACAAATGGCGAGGGTTCAGCGAGTCAATGGACGCACACAAATGGCGAGCCGCTGGGTGATTGGCTGAGTGTGTGGCGACCGCTCGGTCCCAATGATTGACAGCGGTCAGTTGTGGTCTGAAACCTAACTTTATGATCGCTTGGATCGCTCCGGTGCTGGTGCCTCCTGCTCCGCAGAACAGGTCGGCGATGGTGATAGTTTTGGGAATCATTTTACGAGTGAATCCCCAATCCAACCACTGACAGGTGAGAGTTGGCACAGAGCCTGAGCTTTGCGCTCAGGGGAAGCCTCTGCCGGTGGTTGGATTGGGATTTCTGGTTTCATTCTGTTGTCGGGGTCTCACTCCCGTGTCGCCTATTCCGGCGACTGCTGACAGTTACTTTGATTTGTCGGGAACTACCAGCGAAAACTTGTCAAGGAACTCGGCCTTGGGTCGGACGTAGTTGCGGCCGTTTCGGGTGTAGACGATCACTTGGCGCTTAGTCTCACCGATGCGGAGTTCGGCCTCTGCGATCATTTCGACGGTGACGGCGGCGTTGTGTCTGGCTTGGTAGATCATGGATTAACTTTTTTGCGGTAATGGGGCACCGGGTAAGAATGGCGCATGGGCATTGAGAGGCGAAATCGCTTGTGCTCCATGATGCCGGCCCGAACGGCAACGCTCAACATTCGGGCTGTTTGTGCGCGTTGGAGTCCCCACTCGGTTCCCCATTGAGCGACCGTTTTCCAATCCGCGGTTGGGCTCTGGATTGTGTGCTGGATCTCGTCCCGAATGAGTTTTAGAAGCTCGGAAGATTCCATGTTTTTTCCCCCTGCGGCCACTGGTGAAGATAAAGTTGCGCGGTTGTCTCGGTGTACTCGCCAAAGACGATGCCGTGGGACCAAGCGAGGGTTGCCCGGCGTCGGAGCGCGTAGTCCATGCAGGGAGCGTCGGCCAGCGTCCCAGGCGATAGGCAGACCGGGTTGTCGCTACGTCGGCCAGTCGCGATCCCAGCGCGGTGGGCGTGGGCAACGACGGTGTTGCCCCAAGTCTCAGCGGTGTCCCTAAGGAAGTTCTCGCTGTAA